CCTGTGCAAAGGCATCACTTCCAAAGAAAAGATGAACGGCATCATCGAGCATTACTTGGTGCTGACCGCTCCAGGGCGTGACCAGTTCGGCCAAGAAACTGAACAATCTGTAGGCCTCAAGGTTTCCAAGCGTCAACTCGATAGCGGCATCGAGAACGCTTACAAGGCATACATCGGCAAACAAGTTGCCGTCCCGGTATATGCAAAGGCATGGAAGTCTAAAGCAGGCACCGCATTCGGTATGGACCTTTGGCTGTCCGATGACGGACTGCCTGTCCCGGTGCAGCGCGTACAACCGCGCCCTGCTTCTGTAGCTGGTGTGAACTAATGATGGAAATCACCCTTAGTGACTTGTACTACTTGATCGCGGCTGTCGCGATGGTCGGTTGCTTTGGGCATGGATTCACGGCGGGGGCCTCGTTATGAGCGTCGCCCTCGCTGTGCAAGTTGCCGGGGCCTGCATCCTTTGTTGGTTCACCGGCTATGGCATGGGACGCCTCAAGCGCACAGTCATTCGACTGATGAGCAAGGGCGCCCGATAACTCAAGCAAGGAGCAACACCATGTATCAGTCGAAAAAAGAGTTCGCCAAGCGCGTAGCAAAAACCGCGCTGTTGGTTGGCGTAGCTGCGTCCCCGATGGCATTCGCCGCTGGTGAGGTTGAGGCCGGCATCACCGAAGCGCAAACCACGATCATGACCTATATCGGTCTCGCGATTGCGGCCGGTTTCGCGCTGCTGGCTGCATCGCTGGCCCCGGACGTGGGCATGACCCTCGTCAAGAAGTGGATCAAGAAAGGGGCCAAGTAATGAAAAGGGCGGCCCTGGTACTGGCGACTTCGGTCGCCCTTTTTGTTTCTGGCACTCATGCCGCTACGCGCGTATCTACGCCGGAAAAGCCGTTCTCGAGCATCATGAATGCAGCAACGGGTGCAATCGGGCTTCCTTATGGCGATCCTGCATTTTTCGGCCCCGAGTTCACCGCCGAGCATACTGCTGGCTCACGGTTTCAGGCGGGGTCTATCACGGGGCAGCTCCCTCCAGGTTCTGCCCCGAAAGTGAAGGTGCCCATCAAGCCGGTCGTGACAGTTAACCCGGCAAAGCTCGGGCAAGCTGTCAAAAATGCTATCAAGGGTGGTGGTGTTCCTGGGCTTGTTGCAACGGCTGCTGTTGTATGGGCTATTGATCAGATACCGGGCGCTACCGTTGTTGATAACATGCCGTATATGCAGTCGATTCCAGGGTCAAATACATTTTATACACACCAATACACTGGAATTACGCGTTATGGTTCGGCATTTGACGCCTGTCGATATGCAATCTTCACCAATGGCGTTATTCCATCTGGTGTTTCGGTAAAGGCTACCTCTTCATCGGGAAATGCATATAGTTGCGTTAAGACTGATCCGTATTCCATCCCTTCCACCACCTATCATGGCACTGCTTATCGCACAGACCAGAATTGTCAATACGGCGCAACGAACTATCAATGTAATCCTACTACTACACATACCCCCTTTTCTGATTCCGATTACGACCTGCTACAGGATGCTATATCGCAGGTTACGAACTCTGATTGGCTCCGCGATCTCACAAAAGCCAAGTGCGAAGGCTCTCTCTCTCCTGAAGCATGTTATCAGGACCTTGTAGATCGCCGCCCGAACCACGGTCCATCGACTCAGACGATTACGTCGCCATCAGTCACTACCACTACAACTAATCCAGACGGCACTACGTCCACAACCACAAAAACTACCAGCAACAAGTACGACTATACGTACACCCATAATTCGTTTGATTATAAAGTAACTACTACAACCACAACCACGACCGATGGCAAAACGACGACTGAGGTAACAACGGCTGAACCATCATCTCCCGACGACCCGCCGCAGGAAGAGCCGAAGGAGGAGGGCGAAGAAGAAATGCCCGAGGTTACTGACCTCTATAAGCCGTATCTGGATAAGCTCGCTGACATAAAGTCTGACGTTGCTGAATCACCTGCTGTTGTCCCTGCCCTGGGCTGGTCTGCATGGTATTCGTTTGGTGGTGGTTGCTCTGAAATAACTGTTGACCTTCCTGTTATTGGTAGCTGGTCAACCGACTACTGCCAATATATCTATGATTGGGTTCGCCCGATCCTTGCATTTATGTTTGTTGTGTTCACGTGGCATTACTGCCGCGAACTTTGGTCTGAGGCAGTCACACAAGCGAGGCCCATGTAATGGCAGCTCTTGCGCAATTCTTTCTTAGCATTTTTGCCTACTTCGCGAATTTCGTGGTTGCAAAACTCGGCGCTAAATACGGCATTCGTCTCGCCCTGGTCGCGGTCTGGATCGGGTTGCTTGCTACGGTAACGGCGACCGTCAACGGCGTGCTAACTGGACTCGTCGGTCTTGCCGGAGGCATTCATCCAGTCGTCGAAACCGCGCTTGGTGCTTGCGGCGTCCGTTAAACCCCGTTTTTGAGCGTCCCCCTGCCGTGGCCCCCTGGGGGGGCCGGGGCAGGGGACATTACCGTTAGGGGACCTTATGGCCGTCTACTTCGTCACCGGTAAACTCGGTTCCGGAAAGTCTCTCGCGTGTGTCTCCAAGATTCGCGACTACCTCTCCGATGGCAGGCGGGTTGCAACCAATTTGGATTTGAACCTCGACCAGATGTTTACCTACTGCAAAATGCCCGCTGTTCGGCTGCCCGACAAACCGCGCGCCGAAGACCTTGCAGCGCTCGGCCCGGGTTATGACTCTGAAGATGATCGCGACTATGACGAAAAGCGGTTCGGGCTGATCCTCCTGGACGAGTGCGGGACGTGGCTCAATAGCCGCGAATGGAACGATAAGGAACGGCGCAAGCTCATCGACTGGTTTCTGCATGCTCGAAAACATCGGTGGGACGTGATGTTCCTCATCCAGGACGTCGAATCGTGTGATGCTCAGATCGTGCGATCACTGTGCGAGCATCTGGTTGTTTGTCGGCGCATGGATCGTTTCAAGGTGATGGGGATCAGCTTGCCCAGGTTGCATATCGCGAATGTCTACTACGGTCGCAGCACTGAGGTTCGCGTTGAACGTTGGACGTACAAGGGCGCTGATCTGTACGCGACCTATGACACGCGACAGGTTTTCCGCGATGGTGTTGAGTACCTGGACAGTGGCCCAGTCGATATGCGTGCGCCCTATACGATGTTGAGCGCGTGGCACCTGAAGGGGCGTTATCTGCCGCCGTTGCCCGAGCATGTCCCGCTGCGCAAGCGCATTGTGATGTTTCTGTTCCGGCTGGCTGTTTGGCCGATCATTACGCCGTGGATGATGCTCGACCGGGAATCCTGCCTGCGGATAGCGTTTCGGTCCGTCTGGCTTGAGCACCACGCCAGCCAGCTCCGTGCAGCGCGTCAGCAGCGGGCCGAGCAGCTTCGCATCGCTTACAGCCCCGAATATCCGCCCCATGAGCTTGCAGGCAGTCTTCCAGGCGGGGAGACTTGTTAGCGGATGGATCCGCTAACTTTCAGGAGGCTTC